AGCAATTATCTAGTGCTGAATCTAGAATTAAACAATTATTAATTAAGTACGAACACTCAGTGCATGATAATATAAAAAATGAGGAAGAATAATGTCTTTAACTGATAGTAAACGATCAAAAAACTATATAAATAAAGCTAATGAAAATATTAAGGTTGTTAAAGTAACTAAATTTGATTTTAAAGATTTTAATAAATATAAAAAAAGAGTATATATAGGTGGGGAAAGTATAAAGAAAGTTTTTCCAAATGATTATCCTATTAAAAAATTAGACTTATTTCGTAAACTTATTAAAAAAAATAAATAATGGCAACAACTTACTTAGTATTATCCAATAGAATTTTAAGAGAATTAAATGAAGTTGAAATGACTTCAACTACATTCTCTAGTAGTAGAGGTATTCAAACTGCTGTTAAAGATTTTGTAAATAAATCTATTCATGATATTTACAATGAAGGTGCTGAACTTCCTTTACTACATACAACAACGACTCAAGCTCTCCAAGCAGGTGATGGGGAATATGCATTCCCATCTGATATGCGAAGAGTAGACTTTGAGTCTTTTTTTTTAAAGCCAACAGAATTAATTACTAATGGTGAGTTTACATCAAATATAAATAGCTGGACAACTATAGCAGGAGCTGGTAGTGCTGCTTATAATAGTGGTGGAAATGGTAGAGCAAGATTAAATGATTATGCTATATATCAATCTATTTCAACTGTAAAAAATAAAACTTATAGAATTCAAGTAAGAGCTTATGATACTGTAGGTACAGGTCAAGCATTTAAAATACAAGTAGGTACGGCAGCAGAAGGTACTCAAAATTTAAGTACAACATTAACTGTAACAAATTTTGGTGAAGGAAAAATTATTGATGCTACATTTACAGCTACAGCAACAACAACTTATGTAACTATAAATAATCCTACTACAGCAACTAATATGGATGTAGATTATGTAAGAGTATCTAGAAGTGATATTGCACCTAGAAAATTAGCCAGTGCTACTTATGACACATATTTACAATCATATAAACCAGCAGATGATGTTAATGCGAGTAGTGCTTATGGTATACCTTTAAGAGTTATTAAAAAACCTGACTATAGTTCTTTTATTTTAAGTCCTATACCAGGAGAAGGTGAGTATACAGTTAGTTATGATTACTATACAACACATACAGATTTATCTGCACATGGAGATAATATGGGATTACCTGATAGATTTAGTTCATTAATTGTAGATAGATCAAAGTATTATGTATATATGTTAAGATCAGATCCACAACATGCACAATTAGCAGATAGAGATTATCAAAGAAAATTAAAATTATTAAAAGTAGATTATGGTACACACTCTGCAGATTATATGAGAACAGATGTTGTAGGTGAAAGTATCGTATCAAACCTTGGAGGTAGAGTAGTATAATATGGAAATTAAATCTGAAGAAAAAAATTATTTAAATGAGCATCCTAAAAATAATAAGAATGAAAAATATAAAGCTAAAGTATTAGAAGTTGCAGGTTTAGATAAGAGTAGAATTAAACAATTAATGTTATTAAAAGAAGAAGCTGAAAATAATCAAGATTTTGATAAAATTCAAGAAGTTGATACAGAACTTTTTCAAATGAGATCTTAGTAAATTATGGCTGGGACAGATACTTCACTAATCGCCCCATATACAGCAAGTTGTGGTGGTGGGTTAATACTTAATAAGGATGTATATAATATGCAACCTGGTGAAGCTCTACAATTAGTTAATTTTGAACCATCAGTAGAAGGTGGTTATAGAAGATTAAATGGAACGGAAAAATATAATAGTACTATAGTAACTCAAGTTTCTGCTTCTACAGAAAGAATACAATTATCTGCAATATTTAATAATATTATAGTTGCGGCTAGAGGTGGGACAGTTTATACTGGAACTACATCTGGATCTTGGACATCAAGAGCAACAAGTAAAGGTGCAACATATACTTATGATTTTGATAAATATAATTATAATGGTACAAATAAAATTATAATTGCAACTGGACAAGCTGCAGCATTTACACTAGATACAAGTTATACCGAAGATATTATAAATGCAACAGGTGGTGGTACTGCACCTACTAATCCTAAATATGTAAAATCATTTGCTAATCATATGTTCTATGGTGGTATGTCTAACTCTACACATAGTGTTATTTTTTCAGGACCATATACAGAAGATGATTTTGATACAGGTGGTGGCGAAATAAAAGTTGGTGATGTTGTTACAGGATTAAAAGTATTTAGGGATGAACTATATATATTTTGCCAAAGAAGAATTTATAAAGTAACAGGAACAAGTTCTAGTAATTTTGCATTAGCTGAAGTTGCAA